CCGACTTGATCTTGCCGATGATCGCAGCGTTCGCGTAAAGCGCACCGTTGCCACCGTCAAGGCCGGGAACCGACGCCACCAGCTCGTCGAGGCTGTTGAAGAACGCGTGGATGGTGGTCGTGGACGTGAGGATCGCGTCCCCGTTCACGCCAGCGGTCGTCTTGACCTGATCTCCGATGAGTCGCTTCTTGAGCCCGTCGAACGAGAGCGCGTCCACTGCGACATCACCGTTGAAGAAGGTGTTCTGGAACTGGTAAGACAGTGCCTTGACCTTGAGCGCGGTCTGCACCGCGCGCTGGTCGTTCAGGTCGCCGCGGGTCTGCACGATGAACTTGTCGACGTCGGCGTCGCCACCGGTGATGACCAGCGACTCGCTCTTCTGGTTGACGGTTCCGGTCGACTCGGTGTAGCTGCCGTTGACCGCACGGAAGGCGACACCGGGAAGGGTTCCTTCCTCGTTGTACGAGTAGGCGTTGCCCTGAATGGTCATGAAGGGCAGTCGGTCGAGGACCGGCGAGGCCTGCACGAACGTCTCGAGGACGCCGCGCTGAAGGTAGGACTGAGACAGTTTTGCAGAGTCTGCAAGAGTGAGTGCCATGGGTTATTTCCGTTCTGCTTCTGCGTACGCGGCACGCAGCGAACCCATACCTGGGCTCGTCGGTGCCTGCACTTTGTCGGTTGTGTTCGCGCGGCCAATTGCCGACGAACTCGGGGTGTGCTTCTGCTCACCCCGGAAAGCGATTAGCGCATCAGCAGCAGCCTCAAGCTCTTCCTGCGTACTGCCCGAAAGCAGTGCGGAAGGGACGCCCTTAGCTTCTGCAACCGACGCCTTGAGTGCTGCACCCTCGAGCTCAGCCGCACGCTTCTCAGCGGCAGCGAGACGATCGGCGATCTTCTCAGATTCGGTCCGGTTGGCTTCCTCGAGCTCAGTGAACTTACCGGCGCGCGCCTTCAGTTCCTCGTAGTCGCCGTACTTCTTGCGCTCCCGATCAAGTCGCGCCTGAATCCGACTGTCGAAATCCTCCTGAGAGGTGATCGCGTCGAACTCGTTGGTGACCGTTTCGGTAGTGGTTTCTCCCGCGTTTGCGGTATCTGTTTCTGACATGCCATTCCAACCGTTTAGAGCCTGTCGGCTGTGACCGCCCAACGGGGGCGTACCGCTTCACGGGAGACCGTGAAAATCATTTAGTGCCGTTCGCCTGCCGCCAAGCAGCAAGCGTCTCTTTCGCCGAAATCGCGTCATACTGCGGGTTCAACGGGTCACGGCGCGAATACTCTGAGAGCGTCCCCGACGACGCGTTCTCGTAAAGGCTTGTAAAGTGCTTCTCCGTGTAATTCGCGTAAGAATTGTCGGCACCCTGGAAGATCGGCGCAGCAACACAACGGCAATGGTCGTGATAACCATCCGACCCAAGCGACCGCGAACCGCGCGCCTTGACACCCTTGCCCTGACCGCCAACCTTCCCCGCAGTCACAGAAGCATCAACACCAGCACCAACAACACCGGTAGCAGAAGCCTCCGAACGGTACACGGCACCACGAGAGGCGAGCAACCCGCAGAACGAACAACAATCAGCACGGGGAATGCGCGCAAACCCAACCCGAACCGGATCGGCCATCACTGAATCGTGAATAGTGTTGCGCCCAGCCGTCGCAATAATCTTCTGCGAATACCCAGCCAGCAACGCCAACACCTGCGACCCAATAAACTCTTGCGGGCGAAACAACGGGGCCAAAGACCGACTCAAACCAGCCTGCATGTTCGCAACCGGCAGCGGGTCGGCAAGCACCGGGGCAAACGAGCCAACAGTGCCGGCACCCGCCCTCAACGTTGTGTACCACTCCGCGGCAACATCCGACGCCGACGCCATAAACGGCATCATCAACTCCGGATAAGTCACCATCAACGCGTCACGAAACACAATCGGGTTAGGCGTATCCAACGACTGCAAAAGGGCCTTTATCTGCCCAAATGCAACCGTCGACAACCCATCAATAACGGACTGATACGCCTCAACCTCAGTTTTGGTTGCCACGAGTAGCCGCCAAAGACGCCACCTGAGGATCAGCAGACGCCTTAGACGCCGCGCCCTGGATCGAAGCCACCAGAGAAGTCACCGTGCCCCGCTGACGGTCAATGCGCAACCGCTCAATCGTCGTCTGGTCGTAACCCGATTCCTCGAGCGCAACGTCAGAGCCGGCCATCCAAGGGAACGCAATGATCTGCTTCTGCACAAAGTCGCCACGAGCAGCCAACGTCGGGGTATCAACACGCGACCACTTAGCCCGAAGACCCAACAGCGCCGGCTCAGCAGAACCATCACGGATCTCGATCGCCATCTGCATGGCGTCAACCCAGCCGGCACCAAACGGTTCCCACGCACGCTCAGCCTCGCCATACAGGGCCATATAAGCCGACTGCATGGCAGCATCAGACGCCGGATTATCGTGAATGATACCCAACGCGCTCACCGGGATGTTCGTCTCGCCCGAGAACAGGGCGGCATCCGACCGCACCATATCCATGTGCGGCTGCATCGTCAACTGTGCATACTGCCCAGTCGTCGGCACAACCCCATCCTCATCAGGACCAACCGCCAACATCTTGTCCAACTGAACCGAGAAACCAGCGCGCTTCGTACCATCCGCATTCTGGAAAATCTCTTCGTTCGCACCCATCAACCAACGCTGAGGGGCCGAATAAAACTCAGCCGAAATCTCCATCCGCAGCAACGTGCGAGCCACCCGCTCAGTGATCGTCATAACGCCGCGAGTAATCCGCGAACGCCCAAACGGCTCCTCAACAGACGGCTTAAACGGCAGCACCGTCACCGGGCAACGCTTCAAGCTATGAGGCACATCCTCAATAACCCACGACAACCCATCAAACCGGGCAGTAATAACCCGTTCCTCAAGAAACAGAATGTACTCAGTCGGCTGAAACACACCACGCACAGAACCACTAGCAATGATCGTCAACGCGGCAGTAACCCGACGCAAAACCGGATCCCAAATCGCCGTAGAACTAACCGGCGACAGATTACGAATCACAATCGACGGCTCACCACGGCTAACATCCCCAGCCAACACGGCCAAGAACGAAACCCCATACTTCAACGCCGAAACATGCGCCTGAGTCGCCTCAATACCAAGCCGATTCTCACGCCAAATCGTATCAATCCCATAATCAGCAGCAGTCCCAGCAGGAACAACAAACCCCTCAAGATTGATCAACGACTCAAGCGCCTCAACAGCCTTCGCCGGCCACATGAGAGTCGTCTCAACCTTCTCAAGCTGCGGCGGAACAGCAATACCCAAATGCCGGGCATCATACTTACCCTCAAACATCTCAGTACGCCGATCATTGATCAGCTTATGAGCCAACAACTGCGACCAACAAAGGTCAAACCACCCCTGAGCAGCATCATCAAGATCAAGTCGAAAACTCTGCATCAGAACCCCGTCGCCCTTCTAGTCGTCTTTTTGCCGCTGCGAACCTTGCCGCTGTTCAACGCGACACCGCGGCCAAGCCGCGCGCCAACCATGCACACCGCAAGGTCAACAAGTTGATGCGAATCACGCGAAGCTTTACCCAGCGAGTAACCCCACTGATTCGGACGCCGTTTAGCGTTATGCGTGTGCGTTCGCATGGCCGCATTGCCGTCATGCTTGAACGCCCCGTCTTCATCAATCTCACGCGCAGTGAGCATCGCAACCTCCGTAAACAGTTGGTTGCGGAGAACCCCGCCACGCTGAGACAAACGCATATCAAACATGACCGAATTGCCCTGAGCGCCAGGAGTAGCCCAAACCTTCAACTTCGTGCGGAAGTCCCGATGCCACCCATCAATGACAGAACGCCAATACAGCGCCTCGTCCTGGTCGTCAGTAGCTGGGGAAGGGTCAACACCAAACCATTCGACCTTGAACCGGTCAAACGACTGGCGAACAACCGCGTCAACTTCCTCACGAGGAGCAAGCCACGTCTTCCCGCGATCACCATGCGGCTTCTGCCACACACCAAGCACAAACACGGCACCATCAGACAACCTCGAGGCAACAAGCCCCGTCGCATCCTCAGACTTAGAACAGTCAAGGAACAACGCGATCTGGTCACCATCAGACAGCTTCATATCCATGTCAGCCAGCGCATCAAAAGCACGCGGATCAATCCACGCATCCTCAGCAGCAGCAAGCCCGTTCAAGTAGAAGCGGATCGAGTCACCAGGAGTAGTGCGCGGGTCGAGAACTTCACTCGCCAACCGCTCAAGGTCAGACCAAGGCGAATCGGAGTAAGCCGCAGCAAGCGCAAGGGCAAGCTCTTCGGGAACATGCAACCGAGTAGCCGGATCAGCCTCAATCGAGTCGTAAAGGATGTCCTGACGCGCCGCACGACCCGAAACCTGAGCCTGCCACGCATTAAACGACCGCTCAGCAACCGAATCAGTACCCATCCGGTGAGCGTTGGTCATCTCACACAGCCGGGCCTGCAAAGTAGCCGGCGACTTGCCCACGTTACGGCGAGCAACCTCCGCGATCTTATGACCACCCGAAGATTCCGTCATGTGGTGCGACTCATTGAGCAGAATGAACGTAGCCGCGTCACCCTCAGACGACTTCTCAGAAGATGTCAGCAGCTCGAGCCGCCCACCATCCTTCAGGATCGTGCGCGTCTCACCGCAATCAATCTGGTAAAAGTCGCGGGCTTCCCGATTCAGCATTGCGTTAGCAACCCGCAGAACGTCCTTAGCCTGAGCCTCAGAGTTCGCCGCAATCTGCACCAATGGCAGAAGGTGGCGCATCCCAACGTAAGCCTCGAGGTCGTCATCCCAAACGAGCTGAGAACGACCAATAAGCTCAATGATGCACAGCGAACCGCCAAACGGGTCCTTGCCCGTACCCTTCGCGCCCCGCTTGATCGCAGAACGGTACAGCCAACGCCCATTCTCATCGAACGCAAACCACAAGATCAAGAAACGCTTCTGACCCGCAGTGAACCGCCACGGCTTACCCGTCAGATAATCAGTAAGGCCCGGCTCATCCGTGCGACCCTCAGCCCAAGCAATCAGATCAGGGCCAAGAGACGAAGCAATCAGCGCGTCTTTGCGCTCTTGGTCAGCCGGCCACGGGATCGTAAGCCATGCACCCGAAACCGGGTCGATACGGTAACCAGGCAGAACCTCAGAGGTCGCGGTAATCGTCGATACGGGAGACATTCTCTGCTGCCTCCGCGGTCGGTTCGATATAACGAATACGCAAGTCGCGCAAATCCTCAGCAGTCATGCCGATCTTCGCCACACGCAACCGCATCTCTGAAGTCGGGTTCTCCCAATTCTTCTCAACAGCGAACATCGCCGCGATATGGATAAGCCACTCACCACGCGACCAAAGGCCAGCATGAGGAACAACACGCGCCGCCTCCCAGAGGTCCAGCGTGTAAGCAGACCAGGGAACATTAGGCGGCAAATCGGGGGAGTCGCCGGCATAGGGAACATCCGGCACTTCTGTCCAGTCATGCACCGGCTTATTGCGGTTCAACGCCTGACCAGCGGGCTTGGGCTTGCGACCTACAGCAGCCACCACGCACCGCCCTTCTAAGTGAGAAAGATTCTCAATTCATACGCTGCCCGAGGCCCT